TATTAAAAGGAATAGTAGGATGATATTAGCTTTATTTGAATCTATACTTTGGTCTGGTGGTTTGATTGGACTATCAATCATTGTTGGATATCTTTTAATCAAGCTTGGTATGATGTAATGGCTAAACTAAAGTTTGTACCTTACAGCCCCAAGAAAAGAATTAAAAGAAAAGGCAGACACTCAAAGCAAGATAAAAAATCTTATCGTGGTCAAGGCAGGGTCTAAAAGTTTACTATGCGGAATGTGTCTGGTTTGTGGCAGACACCATATGTCAGATAATGGCAACTGGATAGTTACAGCTTCTAAACTACATTTATGCCATAAACCATGTTGGGATGAATATTTGACCAATAAAAAGAAATATAAGCCCTCAAAAACGCTCTCAGAAGCCTCAGAATTAACGAAACGGACTAAGCCTAGGGGTAAGTACTCTAGGAATAAATGGAAGCCACAATGGCGTTAATTTAAGGATTTACCAGTTTCTCGTAATTTATCAGCTTCTAGTTGTGCAATTACATTTTGAAGTATATTTATGACGTGTTGCTTATTTGCAACATATTGTTCAGTTACATTTATAACTGCTGATGATAAACCAACTATGGTTTCTAATGGTGAGTTTCTACCAAGCAATTCATATAGACTAAAGTCTATGCTATCTTGTGTATCTTCTATACAATTCTTTTCTGATAAAGTTTCTAAATCTTTTTTCAAATCAATTATCTTAACCATACAAATCAATCTATTGATTTCGGTATTTATTGCAAGAGCACAAAGTGTGGACACAGCATAGCGTGTACATTTCCAAGTTATTATTACTAATAACACTACTCATTAATGACTATGCTGCATCCACTATACAGTATTTTAGCTTTAATTAACATCACCCGAGATTATTCCTGACTAGCTAATTAAATACAGGATTGCTGTATCACCTAGATCTAAATCAAATATATTTACAGGTACCGCACTTAGATCTAGCGGTTCATTGCTCCGCTACATGTACGATTGCAAACCCGTAACAATGAACCACTACATCTAAGTCGTAGCAGGGAGAGCGCCAACCCTCCCAACTACTTTGCTGCTAACTAACCAACAAACATGTTAGTTGCCTTTTCACATAGACTGTGTTGGCAGTCTAAATATACCAAGAGGCTACTTGATATAAACTCTAAAACTGGTCAGAATATTCTTCATTACCCTGCATCTGATCTGCTTGTGCAGCAGGTTTAGCAGCAGGTTTAGAATCTACCATTCTGATTTGACCAGTAAACTTTGGCACTACAATCTCAGTAACGTAAACAGTTTTACCTTCTGAGTTTTTGTAAGATCTTTTTTCTATCTCACCTTCAATGTACAACTTTGTACCAACTTTTGCATACTTCTCTAAAGTTTCTGCAAGTCTTGGATCCCAAACTGTAATTGTATGCCAAGTAGTTTTTTCATCGTTTTTCATTTTCTTGTTAGTAGCTAAAGATAGTTTAGCAAACTTATCTCCAGCTTGTGTTTTTTTAATCTCAGGATTATCTCCTAGATTACCTACAAGTATTACCTTATTTATCATTAGGTTGCTCCTTTGGTTTAGGTTTAATTACTTCGTGTTTGACCTTAGTAGAAAACTTTTCTTTCATAGCTTCTACATATTTTACATTGTCAAACATACCCATGAACACATCGGCTGCCATACCAAGATGCGAAAACGCTTTGGTCATAGCATCTGTCATAGCTTTCTTTGGTGCTTCATCATCCAATCTATCTTTTTGATATAATGGATTAACTGTAGCAACTGGGCCATACCAGTTGAAAGCTTCATTAACAGAATCTCTCCAACCGATTTTTAACTCAGCAAACACTAGCTTGTCTGTGTAAGTATAATTAACAGCATATGTCCAACACTTACCTACTGGCCCAAATAAATCCGTCATTTTTCTGACTTGATACATTGGATCTGTAGTCGTAAGTTGTTTACCAAACTTAGCAAAAGCTTTAGTAAACTTAGGATCTGTATGCTTTAACTCATCCCAGACTTTTAGGTTACCTTCATTCATACTTTGTTACCTTCCATTAGTTGTTGGTTTAAATGTTCTTTACTAACTACATACACGTATGCATTTAAACCTGATTTGTTTTTACGCTTTCCAGCACGTGTAATCTTTCCTTGTTTATACAGTTCTGTTACTCTTGGTCTTACTGTAAACTGACTAAGATTTAACAGTTCTGCTACTTCATCAGCAGTTGCTCCGTATTCACCTTTATTAATTATTATACTGAATACTTCTTGTCTGATGGTCTTTGCTCCTGCATTAATTAATTCAGCAGCAGCTTTTGATGTACCATCTTCTTTGCTACCTGCTGAGTACGGGTATGATTTGGTCATCAGTATTCTCCTTATCAAAGTTATCAAACGACATAAATTCTGGTGGAGATTTCTTCTTCTCAACCATATGCCAAAATAATAGTTCGGCATTTAATAATCGTTCAATAAATATTGGATCTCGTTCTATAGAAACTAATTCATATTTCATGTTACCAAAGAACGTAGATAAATATGCTTTCTCACATCCAGTTACCATCATATAATGTTGCATTTGGGCATTGTATTTATCTGCAACTTTAGCTGGAGTGCTGAATGCATTTGTATGTTTAGCATCAATAACTGCATTATCTTTGCTAACTAATCCATCAAGATTAGCACAAATAAAATCATAATCTTGATGACGCATAAACTTTTGTTTAGCTGTAACTTTTTTATCATACAATCTTTCAAACCATTTTAAGTTTAGTTCTTCTGTTGCAATACCCATTTGTACTGGCAACACTTCAGATAGATCTGGTTGTTTTGTTTCACCTATCTTTTCTGACCATAGCTGATACCAATCACCTTCTACTATTCGGGTTGCATCAGAACCACCTATGAACGTTCTTCTATCTACTGTCATTTGCTACTTCCTTCCATTCGTAGTTAAATTTTTTTGTATTAAAAAAAAATGTTTTTAAGTATTTGATTATTTTATGTTTTTGAGATTTAATTAAATTATCATCGCAATGAGTATTAAATGAAATAGTTATTTTGTATAGTTTCATGCTTACGTACGTTTTTTAATATACAATCTATAAGCATTTTTACCATCATAATAATATCCGTCAAGTGAGTATTTTTCGGAATTTAAGACCATTCGGTGAAGCTTTATTTTTTTGTCTAGCTTCCCACTCTTTTCTTTTATTCGCTTCATGTCGCCTCATTAGTTTATCTAATCTTTGTAATTGATCTTTTGGTATTTCATTATTCCAAAGACGTTTACCAAACTCTACATACTTATCCATATCATCTTCAATATGACGATAGTATTTAAGTATATTCATTTTCCACTTTTGTTGAACATTGTAGTAAGCCGAATAATCAACTTGCTTCCGTTGTTTGATCCTGCTTCTTGACATCTTTAAATGATCCTTCCTCAAATGCTTTTAGTGCAATACGAAGTCTTTTATTATCTTGTTTAAATTTATCAAAAATAGTTTTTGTTTTTACAAGATAATGAATTGCATCTAAAAGTTCTTCAATTGTTTCATCAACCCATTCATTAATTGGTCTTTCATTATCAGCCATAGTTTTTCCAAACTTGTCCATACCTTGAACGTGACGTTTAACAATCAATTCAATTACTTGATTACATATTGGATCTTTAGTTATGCCATTTATTTCATCTGTCATTTGTTTTCCTTTAGTTCTAGTTTGCAATCTAATGCATCTGCCCAGCAACAAAATAACCAACCACTTGGTTTTCTAATACCGCATTCCCATTTAGAAACTAATCCTTTGGCAACACCAAGTATTTCATCCATTTCTAATTGTGATATGCCTTTTGATTTTCGCACAGCAACAAATTGCGGTATAAGCTGGTTATGAAATTTATTTCCTAATGCATAGTTTGCCATGTGCAAATCAATATCATACAACGCACATTTTGTAAACTAGCCCTGATACCATTTAACTATGTTAAGACACAACATATAGCGTTTTTACAGTAAAATCAGGGCTAATCTTCGGTATATAACTACCTACTTTCAAGCATTTTTTACTTGAAACTTGTTATGGTAAGCAGAAATAACAGCATCGTATATTTCCCACGATGTGCTTCCTTCTTCCCAAAATCTTGTTTTATGTATTTTCATTCTACAATGATGAATTACAGTTGAATGATCTTTATCACCACATATCCTACCAATAGCAGGATAAGAAATAGAAAGTAATTCTCTCAATGCAATCATAATAATTGATCTTGCACGAGATACTTTCCATACTCTTGTATCACTTAGAAGTTCTCTTTGTGATACTTGTGTAATTTCTATTACTTTATTAAAAATAAATTCAACTTCTTCATTATAATCTTTAGCATTTACAACAGGTTGAGTTTGATAAACTCTAATTAATGCTTCAGATTTATGATGCATAGCTGCTCTATAACCTGCTTTAAACCCAAGTTGATAATAGTTTTTATCTTCATAACTTGGGCTGTCATAGATTATTGGCCGCAGCTTCATGCGTAATTCAGTTTTAATCTTCTTTGGTAACATATTTTATTTCCTCAAAATATTTATCCATTAAAGCATTTAGCAATGCAGAATAAGTTACATTATTGTCGTGACAATATTGTTTAAATCTTTTTCTGTTTTCACCTTTCAAATATAAACCAATAAAATCTGGCCTACCATTTGCTTTTCTTGGTACTTGTAATTTTTTTAAATCAATCATGCTACCATTCCTTTCCAGTAATTAGAGTTAAGCATATTAATTACTTTTTGTTCCCTTCTTCGTATGACCAATTGTGCTTGACCTCTTGTAATAGGGTGTGAGCTCCAATGAGTTGCTGCTTGATAAACTGCAAACATTGTATGACCATATGAAGAAGAATATCTATTCCAGATATCACCCAACTCACGCATGACATGATCGCTAGAACCATATGATAATAAATTGTGTGTAATTCTGGCCAGTGTGTTCTTAAATAAGTATTGAACTTCTGCATCATTTACCTTCCTTTGTAATAGTTTAAACAGATCGTTACCTAGTTTCTGTTGTGCATCTAAACCAGATGCAAACATATCTCTAGTATATTCTGTTTCTTTGTTTGTGTTATGTCTATTGTACACTTTGAATTGCCAGTCTGGTCTTACCATACCATTCATACAAAGTACATAGACAGAACCAAATATTATTTGTTCAGCCCATTGGCTATCGTAACTAGCATAGACTCTTAAATGCGGGATTGTTTTTTCTTTGTAATGATCTTTGATAGGTATGCCTTTATCCCAAAAATAAACATCCCTTTTAAACTTGCCACCAGTAGGACTAACCCAATCAGTATAACTAATTTTGATGTTAGCCAAATAGCTGCCAAAATAGTCAAAAATACTTTCATTTACTTTCTCCACTAAGTTTTGATATGATCTTAGTTTGTATCTGTGTGATACAACAGACATTGGTTGATATGTGTCCATTCGGACTAATGCATATCTATTCGGTATTTCTTCTTTGTTACCAACATTATCAAAATAAATTTTACGTTTAGTAACATTAAAATCAGCATTTGCATTAATTGTGCGTAGTGCTGATAGATTAGTTATG